TCTCAAATTCTGCATACGACAGTGAAAAAGGCGTAGAGGTACCGGCAGGTACTTTTGGAACGATTACCCGGATCAGTGGCGACACAGTTTGGGTTCAGGTCACGCTGACCATGGGCTGGAGTGGTGACAAGACCATCGAAGTGCGCACTGATAGATGGAGCATCAGATAGCTGTGCATCCATAAGTGGAGAAAACGAGATGTCAATGAACAATGCTGATCGCAGTGGTATTTTTTCTTGTGACTGCAGAAACTCCTGGATCAGGTAAGAATACAGAATTTTTCACCCAGAAGTAGTAGTAATTAATAAATCCATCCAATCTTGAATTGTATTTCTGTCTTACAGAGTACACAGTGTTGTCACCGTGCAATGGTTGTCCAGATATTCTTCTAGCTAGACCATCCGTTGTGTCGGCATTCACTGCCCATTGAGCAGGTGTCAGTATAGATTCAACCCATTCGTATACATCTATAGAACTACCCGGGAACAGTTTTCCCCAATTTTTAGTTTTATACTCTTGATCACCTTGTTCATACCATAACCAACGACATTTAGATAGATCCCACCAAACTTCTCCTATGTGTGATTCTGCCCAAGACTGTGTGCTTTGCACTGTCTTATCGTCTGTGCCCGCATCATAGACAGCAGGATCCCATTCTGTCTTATAGTTAATTTCTCTGTCAGCAAGACCCAGTATTCTGCCTTTGATTGGATCATAATAATCTAAATAGCCTTGTATTTTTTGCACTGCTCTATCAAATATAAAAGCACTTTCAATTAATCTATTATCCACTAATTCTTTTTCTTGTTCTACCACTTTCCAAGAGTATTGATTTGCTGTTTTTAAATCAAACACACCTACCATACCATCATTTTCTCTTGTAGAATCATCAGACACTGTGGTATCATCATTTGGAGCACCCACAAATATAGTGTCATCAGTAACAAACACTGAATTACCAAATTTATCATGAGGTGAAACATTGGTTGTAACTATTTTTCCGTCCAATAAGAAATCATCGTTGTATTTGTTTGCTGTGAATACACCGCCTGAACGTGCATTTAGATCCACTATCTGTGTGTCTTGTAGATCGAATGTGGTCAGTCCACCGTCAAACAACATATCTCTAGTGTTGTCAAATCCTCGTGCTCCAATCACTATTCGTGTGGCCGCTTTGTTAATGTGTACAGAAGAACCAAACTGCATATTAGTTGCTGTGTCTGGTGACAATATTGTCTGTGTTAAAGTATAAGACTGTGTGGAATCATTGTTTGCGTCCCATTTATAGATATAAATCGCTCCAGCATCTGCTTGTAATTCTTTATCCACACCAGGAGCACCAATCACTAAAGTTTTTCCATTGTCGCTCATTGAGATACTGTCACCAAATGCAGTGTTCAATGTGCTGTCTTCTGATGCAATACCCCTCAACGTTTGCACGTGAGTAAATCCTGGCAGTGTGCTGTCTCCACTTGTTGTGTCACTTCTAACAAAAATTTCCACTGTGCCTGCATCGCCCGAACTGGTTGAAGACACTGCTAAAATGTCACCATTGTCATTGATGGACATTCTATGACCAAATCGTTTGCCAGAACCTGCCTCATCGCTGGTTATCACATTGTCCTGTGTCCATGCCGACGCTGTGCTATCACCCACTGGATCATATGTATAAATGTATACCACTCCTGTGTCGTTGTTGTAGCCGGGTGCAGATACTAATAGATATTTCTGTCTTGTTGCTCTATTACTATTTTCTGTTGGTTCTGCTACCACGTGAGCCCAACCATACTGTAATCCCGCTGTCTGGTCACTCTCTGGTGCTGTGATTTTTGTAAACTCTTCGTAAGATCTTAATGTATCGCTCCAAGCGTACATATGAACTATGCCGGATTCGCTGATTCGTGTGCTACCATCTGACGACAGTATGTTAGCATATGGAGCACCCGCTGTTATAAAATTCTCATCAGTACTGAGTGATAAACTTTCTCCCAATCTTCCTGTGCCTGTGTCACTGTCTGTCATTGTGAATGATCTAACACTTTGGAAGGGAGTTCCTGCATCTGGTTCTTCTCTTGTAAAGATATAAACAACACCTTGTGAGTATGCACTTATTCCTGATTCAGTATCTGCTCGATTGCCTGGAGCAGACACAATTAAAAATTTTCCATCTGCTGTGGACACTGTTTGGTAACCAAACTCTTGATTGTACTGTGGATCAATAGATCCTAGTCTTTTATACACATATGGATCTGTCTTTTCGTAAATCTTCCATTTACTGCCCACATTGTCTACAAATATTTTATCACCTGGTGTTTGATTAACATCATCTGCTATTCTGTATTCATTATAAGGTAAAACTGATGTGGTGTCATTTAAAGCAGACATTCTAACACTGATGAAAGAATACAGCAATCCAAATGTAGACATTGTAGATTCGTCTGGATTAATAGTACTTAAAGAAACAGTTTCAATCGAAGCATCTACCAATATAGCATTTTGAGATAAAATTTCTTTTACTTGATATACTTGATTCAATGTGGATACTGAGCTGTTTACGATGGCAATATATTGATTCTTTTCTAATCTGTGTACATTATTAAAAGTAAACACTGTGCTATTGTCATCTACCTGGTGTCCAACAGAAATTAGAGAAATGCCTTTGTATGTGATACGTTGTACGTCCCAATCATGGTTGGCTTTCTTAGCAATCCAAATTAAATCGCTGTTTGCAATCTGTGTTACATCTAGATTCAATAGATCACTTTCATTGAATGCTGTGTGTTGTACATCAAACAATCTAGGAAATCCTGCTGTTTTGTAAGTTTGAATAACATCTCTATCATATCCTTGTTGTGTGTAATCATATTTTTTAAATGTATTTTCTGCTGTGTACTCCAAAGGTTTAGAATACATATCGTCTTGATACACTGCGGCAGATCTACTGTAGGTTTTACTAGAGTTTTCATTGTTCAACAATTCAATACTCTGAACAGTATTGGTAAAATTGTCATCTTCCATTATGAATTGAAAAATTTTGGACTGATCTAAACTGCCGAACTCTCCAGTTTTAATCATCCATTCAGGGTAAACTTTTAGATCAATATTTTCTCCATAAAATTTAGCCTTGAGCAATTTTTGAATAGCATTAAGAGTTCCTTTTTCTCTGATAAACCCTTGATAGAATTTGTATTGTGAAACATCATTTAAGAAAAGATTGTCTAGATATGTTCTTGATTGGTATCCAATCAAATGTTGTGCCAAGTGCTGTTGTGTTTCATCAAAGTTGTTGGTTTCTAAACTGTAAAAATCATTAAACTGTGAAATTTTATAATCAAAGTTTGGAATCAACTGTGCGGCTGGTTTATTCAGTTTTCTTGTCCATAATTCATAATCAAATGCGTTGCCTGAATTATGATTGTTTTTAGCCACATAAAAATAGTTACCGTATTCTACAGTATCTCCAATATGGTAGTCTGTGTTAGCAGTCCATCTGTCCACTTTGGCTTCATCAAATATAAATCCTGGAGAATAATAATCCCCATGCCAATCACCTGTTTTCCAACCAATCAGTTTCAATCTCTGCTGACGGAATCCCGTAACCAACTGATAGATGATGTCTGAGAACACCGTATTGTTATCAAACAATACAATGTGTTCCTTTTGAACAGCATTCATTGATATATTATAAATGCCTTCTTCTGTGTTTTTTACAGCAATAGAAAATTTGTTGCCAATACGTTTAGTTGAAAGATGTCGAGCCTCTAACGGCTGTCCGTTTGCCGTCAATATTGAATACTGACCAAACATATCATTAAATTTGCTGATGATAGATTCTGTTGTTTCTATCATAAACCCGTCGGCCGCTGGTGACAAGGTAATAGCCGAACCTGCCGCCCAGCCTTGACGAGTCCAATATAGGAATTCTTTAGCAGAAGTTTCCCAATTTTGAATTTCTTTTAATTCTTTTGAAAATCTATCAAACACAAAACCTTGTGCTTCTAGATGTTTGCCATATCCTACTAGGAAGTCTACTACACTCTGAGTGTTTTTAAATACTGTGCCATACGGAACCACAATTTCTGTTTCACTCCAGTCTTGATAAATTACTGCTCTAGAATTGCCCACTCGTATTTCGTATGACTTGTTATTCACCACTGGCATACGAACTTTGAAGTAAGGTTTGTGTGTGTTGTATCCAATCACTTTGTAACCACCTTCCAGTGTGTTACCGTCACCTGACACAGCAGAATTTAATTCAATCAACACACCAGAATACTCAAATGTTTCCACTGGGTTACTGGCTCTAAACACTATTTTGTAGTTTTCTTCAGGAATAAATTGCGATCCTGCTGTGGAACTTGGACTGATGCTGTCTGTTAATACTCTTAAATTTTCTTTGTCTGTAAAACCTCCTAACTTGTAGGCCAATTGTACTGACAATCCTTTTAATTTGTCATAGAAATATATCGCAGGATCTAACCCACATTTGATCAAATAGTTCACAATAAATGGCTGATAGCCTGCCGCTCTAACATAGCCTGAAGTTACGTTGGATGTGTCTAGATAAAAATTTGTGCCTGATAGTGTTGGTGCTAGTTTTGTATCTGTATTAATAATGTTACCTGCTAGATTGGTTCTTATCTTGCTGTTGTCTAAGAAATATGTAAAAAATTTAGCAGGTTTAGTTAATGCCAACAGTTTCATCACCGCAAAAGGATAATGACTGCTTCTTCTCCAAGCCGTTTCTGCTGGACCTTGATCTCCAAAACTCCATTTGTCTTGTATGCCTAAATTTTGATAGGTATTAGTTAATCCAATTACAACAGGAGATCTTAAATTACCGCTGTCATCCACAGGTATATAGTTGCTCAAACCTGTTCTTTTATATTTCTCTACCGACGTTTTAAGATTGACGTCATAGCCTGTTTCTAAATGATTCCACAATAGATCATTACCTGCTGTGTATGGCGTTGGACCGTAGTTGCTTTCCCACCAATTGGGTTTTTCTGAATAGCCCAACATCTCCCATGGATGCGTATGCGGTCGATCTGTGTCATAGAAATGTTTGTATATGCCTCTCCAATTACCCGGTAACGGTTTACCTGAAAGAACATTTTTATTTTTTCTGTAATTAAATGTAAAGTGGTCATTTTCATCATACTGATCATTGGCTTGATAGTCTACACCATTGGCTCCTGTCCATCCATAAAAATCCAAACTCAATATGCTGTTGATTTCTTCTGGTGTATAATTTGTCGTTCTGAATGCTCCAGGCACAACATCTGTCATTGCTAATAGATTAGGATCATATGCTGTTTTACAGTTGTTGTAGATTCTTTTTTCTAATTCTAACAATAGGTCGTCACGATAGTCACCAAATGCAATTGTTCTACTGCCGTCGTGTCCTACCAACACTGTGGTAGAAGTTCTGTATGTGTTGTCTGTGATCAACTCAGGTTTAAACTTCGGATACAATCCTAATTTAGTAGGAGTTGAAGGAATAAAACTGCCTTCTGTGTTGGCATAGTCTTTGATTACGACTTTATCACCTTCTACCAGTGGTGTGCTAATGGTTAATCCATCTGAATCTGTACTGAAAGTATAATCAGACCCTAGTATTAATTGAGCGTCATTAAGGTACACATAAACTGCTCTATTGCTCAACTGTGTGATGTCAAACTGTGATTCAATAGCATACTCTGTCTGTTCAGATGATTGTACTGTGTAATTCCTTGTTCTTACAGATTCTCCAAACCCAATCATATCTTCATAATAGAATGGGAAACTCTTGTCTTTGTTTGCTGACATAGTTTTAATAATTTCATCCACTCGATCTGCAATCGAACCTTCGTGTGCTTTGCCTGTGGTTTGTTTTAAAAATGCTTCTTTAAATCGTTGATATTCTTTAGCACAATATTCTATAGATTTAATTGCGTTAGCATCAGGATCTATCAATAAGAACATGGCTTGTGGCAACGGAGATCCGTGTTTGATAATAGTTCCACCTTTGGTCCTCACATCTGGAAGGTCTCTTAGATTGCTGTTGCCTGGTGTGCTTCCTACAATTTCAGTGTTCTTTTCGTTGATATCGTTTAGATGATTTAATATTTGTCCGTAAGTAAAATCTTCCAACTGAGCATTGAAAGGATTCACTGATAAGTTTTCAGGCACTTCATACAGTCCTCGATCTTTAACTTTAGGAGCAGAACTGTGTGCAATAATTTTTACTATGTCGCCCAATTTTAAATCACTAGTAAACTGAACAAACTTGTTGCTTAATCCATCTACTAGATCATAATCATCTCCTACATTTTGAACTATGTGATTCACTTCTACCACAACAGATAAATCAGACAGTGACTTACTGTTAAGAAACACATCTATAGGATATGCTCTATCAGTAGCATCGGTCACTGTGAACAATCTTACTACTCTCTGTTTACTCTCTTCTTCTCTCTGTAACCAACCAATACGGCTGATGTGTTCATCTCGTGCTAACACTTGATGATAATGACCAGTGTTAAAATTCTTTTTAGTTACTACACCATTCAATTGATACTCAAAAGAGTCTGTAGAATAGTCACTAGTAAACACTATGTCTCCCACATTTTGAATTGTGTTGTATTTGATCTGTAATCCTAGCACAGGATCCACAGGTGCTGTGTCGCTAATTTTGTATTCAAATAATTTGGATCCTGTAAATGTAGAATTTACATAAGCAGTTGCATCATCATATGGTGTGTGATGATCATCAAACATCTGGAATAGAGGTGCTTGATTCAACCTTGTTTTACTCTGTCCTTGTACCCAAATATTTTGGTCTTGATTAAAGTACCAAGTCTTACCTTGATAGTTTGTGCCCATTTCTACACTAACGGTGTCGCCGTCTGCTGGTCGACCGTCAAAATCTGCTGTTAATTTTAGTGTGGTAACTTCACGATCGGCTACTCGAACAAAATTAACCAAATAAATTTTATTGTTCACTAGTGGGTCTCTGTCTGCCAACACCAACAGTCTCATACCATCTTTCAATGGTACACCGTCCACAATGTATCCTGTTTGATTGACCATTTTAGAAAACACATCTGTGGTTGTGTTATCTACTAGTGTGACTGGTCGTTTGGCTGATGTTCCGTGGTCATACAAACTCAATCCAGCGTCAAATTCTATGATTGGTCTTTTGGCTCTGTCTTCTTCTAATAGATTAGGTGTGTAGCCAATCTCTTCTGCTGTGGCTTCAATTGTTGCTCTGTGAAACCATCTGTTATAAGCCGACCAAGCATTACCGTCGATACTGTCTCTTTTGATTGTGATATAATCTTTGTTGACTGGTCTATAAAAAGACACAGCATATGGTCTGTCTGCATAAGGTACATCATCATATGGCTCTGTGACTTGCTCAGCATAAGATCCAGACACAATTAAATTGGCTGTGTCTGTCAGTGTAATTGCACTGCCTACACCTTCCACATAGAATTGTTTGTTGGCATAATCTGTATTAGTTACATTGGCATCAAAACGCAGTTTCATTCCATTGGACAATTTTGTTCCTGAAGGCAATGTGTAATTTTTTGTACCTACAATTTCGTGTAACACATCAATTTTATTTGTGTCTGTGACAGTTTTAATTGTGAACGCACCATTCATTCCAGCGTGAGAACCACACTGATAGTACAATACATCTGGTGCTCTAGTAGGCACTGTGAATGTTAACACACCTTGTTCAACACCATTGCCTGATACGCCAGTAGAATATAAAAGTGAAGTGCTATCATCTGCTGACACTCCTGTTTTGAAAGGTTCTGTCATTATGCTAAAAGGATGCCCAGATGCATCAACAAGAAACTTATATGTGTTGCCTCTATACAAAGTTATTGTTGGATTATCGATCTTAGGATATGTGCTGAACAGATATGCTTCTTGAGCTCGATGTGTTACCTGAATTTCAGTCACTGTGTTAGGACCACTGTTAGTGATCAATATTGGATTTGGTCCTTCTGGCAACCAGTAGTACTCTCGATAGTTAATTAACTTGTCAAAGTCAATCGAAGGATTCCAAGAGTAAATTTTTTCACTGTTTAATCTATCGTGGTTGTCGACATTGCCACCAAAGAATTTGATTTGATTGATATAGTCATCATAGGTTGCTGTAAATTTTACTTGATCTTCTGGATTAATAGATGACGAATCTTTTTTAATATAAGTTACTGTGGGTTCTAACTGATAGTCATCCCTGTCTTTCAATCCAGACTCAATATATTTGTCTGTGGACACATTGGTGTAGGCATCTTTTCTGCCAACAAAACCATCCAAACGATCCAGTTTGCCTGGCTGAATTAATTGATCCAGTGTGCTACTTAAAAATCTATCATTAACATCTGTTCTGTAAAAAGCAGGTAAATGAGCAATGGTTCTTCTGAGAGTAACTCCGTCTTTAGTTACTTCTACTTCGTTAGTTTGACTGTCTATTGTGCGATCTGCCATGATTAGTATCCTGTTCCACTACTACCTGTGCTGGATCTTGAACCAGTGTTAGAAGTGGTAACAGACGATACCGCAGATGTTGATCTAAGGTTTGTTGTCAATCCTGTTGTGTTTGATACCACTGTGCCTTTGGCTAACAATTGGTTTGCTCCAACTGCATCAATAATTTCTACATTGTCCACAGTGGCTCCACTGACAAAAATTTCATCAGGAGCACTGCTGATCTGGAATAATGATCCAAACACCTGACCTTCTTGGTTGGGCACTATCACCACTGTTAATAAATCCGGTGCTAGTTGTTTGTGAACATAAGCGGCTAATTCTGTAAAATAAAATGTGTCACCAAAGTCAAAGTTATTAAGAGCAAAGAACTCGTTGATTGATTGTATCACACGAGTTTTGATCACAGAGTTTGTGACGTTGGTTGCACCGTTTTTGACCACTTTGAACGTGGCTTGGAATCTTTCTTCTGCTTGATTGCCAAACAACACTTTATATTTTACAGGATGAAATACTAGCTGATCCGATAATGCTTTGATAGGCTCCAGTGTGCCTGCATAACTGATACGCAATTGATCCGATGTAGAAGGAGTTGGCTGTGTGCCACCGTCCATTAACCAAAGTCTAAACTGTTGATCATATGAACGCTCTAATAGATAGATGTCCATAATGTTGGTCTGTGCTGGGTCAATTCTTGTGCTCTGACTTGCTGTGTGTCTGTATAAGAATTCTATGTCGCTTCTACCTCTGTATGCTTTGTAGTCTGTTGTTGTCTTTAATGTGATCGAATCTGCACTGTATTTTTTAATAACGTTTTCAGATGCACTGTAGAAATAAAACAATTGTCCGTCAGCATAATTATCAGGCAATACAATATCATTTTCATTCTCAGTCACAATAAAATTGTTGGCTGAATATGGTCTGTATCTCTCAATGTTATTATAGCCTATGTATTTTTCATAGAATACAAATTTTGTTGCAACGTTAGTATCGGGTTCAACAAAGATATCAAATATATCTGGATTATCCACAACACCGTCATCATCTCCGTCATAGAAACCTACTTTAACTTTTCTGTTGTCTTGATATCCATCATTCTCTTCCACTGTATCCACAATCTGCCAGTTAATGGCATAGTTTAATCCTAATCCTGTGCTGGTGATTGTGTTGGATTTTAAAAGTTTAACAACATCTTTAACTGTGCTACCTGACACATAATCATAGGTTCTATCTGCTTTATCAAAATAAAATTTGTTTTTGCCTTCACTTTCAAACACATAATCCAATGCTCTGTATGTCACTGTGTAAACACTACCGTCGTTGGTGAATTTAAACCACCAGCTGGCATCTAGATTTGCCTGTGTGGTATCACCTGTGTAGTTCAAACTGAATACAGCACTGTCGTCTATGTTTGTGGCTGTGATAACTTTCCATACTAGATTTTCTTCGTCGTATCTCAAACCAAACTCTTCGTATGCTTCAATTCTATCTATAATGTCATTTTCCAATGTTGAATCAAACATTGTAGTAAATGGCGGAAACACTGCACTAGCCACTGCATTGTCAGGAATAATATCGTTCAATGTGACTGGACCTAGTCCTGATTCTAAATTGCCCACTCCAGAATTAGCACCATCTAATACCACTTTGGATATTTTTGTCCAAGCACGATCCTGTGCTCCTGTTGTGCCAGCAGTAACCAGTTTGCCATTTAAGAATTGTCTACTGTCTGGTGATGTAAATTTCACCAGTGCTCCTATTTGAGCATATTTTAAATTGTTTGTGGCATAGTCACCCAATGTTAATGGGCCGCCTGCTTCAAAATAACCTGTGTTAGTGTTTGTGCCAGTTGTAGTACTGTTCCAGTTGGCTGAAAGAGGTTCTAAATCTTTAGAACCATATTTTAAATAGAAAAATTGTCTTGCATATGCTTCTTTCAATCTGCCTTCCACTATACGACCAATCACATCTGCAATTTCGTTTCTGTTAGCAAACGTAAATGTAAATTGAGGTGTGGATTCTTCTCTGTATAATATTCCATCATCGGCAAACACAGACACATTTGAATATGCTCCACTTGGATCAATGATTTCTTTGGATCTTGAAATACCGCTGGCCGCTCTGTTGACAGATTTAACTTTGATAATTTCTTGAGATACTGCTAAAGGCATCACGTTGTAGTCCTCCGCAGTGATCATTCTGTTCTGTGCATAATACACTTGTGGTGCTTTGGTTTTGATACTTGCGTTGGTTTCGGTTGCCGCCGCATTGTACACCGACTGCTGTAATGAAACCACAATGGTTAATTGTTGTCTACCACCGTTGGCATCTGTGTATGGTATAGAAAACTGAATGTTCTGCATATCTGCAGGTTGAATAGAATATTTTATGTTGTCACTGGTTCTGTAGTAGGCTCTAAATGCTCCTGAAGGAATGGTTGAAAAGTTTCCATCTCCAAACACAAGGTCCACTGCGTCTCCGTTTTTTGTGATTACATTATAAATGTCTCTCACGTTAGCAGACAGTGAATTATAAATTGTGTTATTGCCAGATAGTGATGGCAATTTGGTCCATAATTTTTCTAATTGACCAAAATCATCCAACTCATATAACCATACATCGTCGTTGTTGATGTTGGAAATATTGATTGCTTTAGAATAGTTTGTGGTAGGTGTATTAATATCAAAATTAACACTGCCTAGTGTGCCTTGTTTGAACAAGAAAAAGAATCCTGTGTTGGGACTGGAATCACCTGCACCATCATTACGATAGATGTAACTCATTGCTCCACCAGATACCGGTGCTGATTCATAGATAGATTCTGAATTGTTTATAGAACTTGGAACAATTTCAAATCCTCTTGAAACACCACTTATACTTTTTAAAAAAGAATATATCGGTACATCTGTGTTTGCACTGTTCAATACATAAACACTGGTGTCTATTCCACCAATTGAGTTTGATTCTAATGGTCTTCCATACTTTTGTCCTTCCACATTGGCGGCATTTAATATGTTGATCATCTGTTCTCTGTAATTGCTGTTGGTTCCATCGTTCCAAACAATGGTAGCGTTGGATAAATTTGTTCCTGTGCTGTCTATCACTGTTTGAGTGGTTGACAGAGAAACAATCTTTAATAATCCTGTAGCAGGTTTATTTCTTTTAACATTGTAATTGATCAGTCTTGCTAATCTCAATACAGAATCTCTTCTTTCAGCAGTCTCTAGGAAATTTTCTCGAGCATTTAGATCCACTCTAAATGAAAGTGACTGTGCTACATAGGCAATTAGATCTATTAGAGCCACATACTCTGAAGACTCGATATAATCGTTAAAATCATCTGGATAGTTCTCACGCAGATAAGCCACCATGGTTCTACGGAGTGTTTCAAAATCGTAGGATTTGAAATCTGCCTGCTGGAAAGCAGTGTAAATTTTTCTCCAATCTTCTGCGACTAATAATCGGTTTTGTCTATCTGTTGTGGCCATTTTGTATTAATACTCTTTGTATAAGGGTATTTATTGGCGTTATAATATACGTATATTAATAAAGACGTGTAGCACTGTTTTCATCAAAGTTTAACAGCAACTTTTCAGTGATATTGTAGGGCACATAGGTAATTGTGGCCTGTACAGCAATGCCATGTTCTGACTCTGACACCAGTATTTCTTCTGTGGATATGCGAGGATCAGCATTTAAATTTTGAGCAATGTCGTCTGCCACTGCCTGTTTAACAGCGTCGGTGAGTGGTTCAAACAGCACATCATAGATAATTGTGCCAAACTCTGGATTTTCCACACGCTCACCTTTACGTATGCTGAGTCTATTCATTAAATCCTGTTTGATCAACTCAAAGTCATACAGTTTATAATTGCTGTTGGTAGCTTTGGAACTGAATCCTTTGAACACCTGTGCTTGTTTAAATGAAACTTTATTTTCTGCCATAATTAAAATCCAAACATTTTTCCTATGCTTCTACCCACACTTGCAATTGAAGAAGTGATTTTTGCGCCAATGTTATTGACCAAACTGGTAACCTGAGTCACTGCTGTTATCTGGCTACCCACAACGTTTTTGTAAGTGTTGGTTACTGTATTTAATTGTCCTATTCCGGGGATATTGCCTAGTTGTCCACCCGAGAGATTTCCTATGTTTATTCCTTGAGTTATTCCTGTTAAATTTGATATACTGTTCGGAACACTTGTAATACTATTAGGTAAATTTGCATTAAGAATGTTGCCTGCCGTAGAAGTGAATGTATCTAATGACGTCAAATCTTTTATGGCATTGGACACTGTGCCAGTTACTGCCTGTCCTAAATTGCCCGCAGTGAATAGAGCACCTCCTTGATTTACAAATATTTGATTTTGTAACAGATTGGTTGCTTTGCCTGTGACTGCTCCGATGGTTTGATTCACTACAGAACTAACTGCGTCTGTGGCTTGTGATAGATTTAATCCGCTTGGCAGTTTAAAATCTTTTGCATAATTGTTTACAAAATTGTTTGCCGCGGTTTGAAGTTTTTTAATGTTGGCAGTGCCTTGTCCTAGACCTAAACCTTCTAGGTGCACTTTCATATCTGCCTGTAACTGTGCCGCTCTCACCATTGGATTATCACTGGTTCTATTCAACTGTGATACAAACTCTGGAGTGCCTGGTACAAGACTCAATGCACTTGGCTTACTGCCAGCAAATGATATAATTTGATCTCTGTGACCATAGAACGGTTCGTGTGTGGGCACACGCATACCATCCATAGTAATGTTAAGATTTTGATCCACTGTAAGAGGAATGTTTCTAAATTTTTTAGTACGATCTACATCAGGTATAGGAGTGTTTAATGTGCCTGTACCCGAAGCATCATAAAATCTTGTTCTTTGATAGGTTGCAACTATGTCGGGCATTGTAGGTATACTATTAAAATGTACCTCTTCTCCTGTTAGGTGATGTTGTCCTGTTGCCATGTGTAATTGCATCTGACCAGCATACGAAATAATTGCACCTTCTGGTGCTTTGGTTGTAATACTACCTTTCAAAGATTGATTTAAAATATCATAATCAGCATATGTCATTATTTGTTGTCCACCATCCAACACCATTTTTTGTCCGGCGGCTAATTTAATCTGTTCTTTAGCAAACATATTGATATTTGCATCACTGTGAAAATCCATATTGCCCGACGAACGCACTGCTACTGATCCACCAGAATAAATGTCTATAGATCCGTCTCCAGAAAATTCCATCCACGCATTGCCTGATCCGTTGGCAATATACACCACACCAGCAGTGTCGTTTAATAATATTTGATGACCTGAAGCAGATCTAAACCGTATCAGTTGATTTCCACCATTAACATCACCGTCATCCATAACAAATGTATGACCTGTAAGTCTATCAATTCTTTCTTTACGATTCGATCCTGCCACTCCTACTGTTTGTTCTTTGGCTGTTGGATCTCGTCTACCTGGTGTACTCATACCAAACACTTGGCTTGGAGATTCTCGTCTAGCAGAAGATGTTGTGGTTCCTCTAACAGTATCTTGTATTAATCCTTGCTGTCTTAATGTTTCTGCAAACGGATGAATGGGTCTTTTTACTTTTGGATTGGCTTCTTTATTGCCTATGCTGTCAAGTGTTGCACGGTTGATTTCTCCGGCCGGAACTGTGTTCGAACCATACACTGATTCTTTGCTGTCTTCCTCAACTCCTGTGTCAGACAATCCCGTTTGTTCTGATGCGCCAATGCCAGGCACCATGTGATTGGTTAAAGGATCTTGAACGCATCCAATCCAAAACGCTTGTTCCACTCGACCTTCAGCAAAAATTACTAGAACTTTAGAATCTATGTCGGGTGGCACTGCCCAAAAACCGTATGAGTGTTGCGATCCTTTGTAATCGTATGGATTGTTCTCATCTAGATATTTGGTTGTTTTTGCACCATAAAATGGGGACAGATATTCGCACACAACCAGTTGTCCTGTGGATGGATTGTATGTGTTGGCCAATGATGGTATCAACACACTTAGTCTGCCCATTCGAGTGGGGTCAATGTTGGATTTAACAATACCGACATACGGACCTGGATCTATTCTAGTACCAGTTGAACTTTTGCCCGGTAAACTGGGTGTTGCTGTATCTCCACTTAAAAAAGGTGTTAATCCGTTCATATAATCCTAACTAGAAGGTGTCGCCTCCGCCTGTTCCGCTGTTGTTTATAAACTCTTGGTTTTTATTTTTTATATAGTTCAGTGCTTCTTTGGTCAATTCTTTTGCTGTTAGACTAACAGTTTTTCCGTCTGGTGTAACAAACCAAGTTATAGGTTGAACTTTGGTTGCAGGTTTATCTGTAGACTGATTTTTAAATCTAACCATGTGCAGAGTTTGTGTGAATGCACCGTTATCAAATGAACTAGATACTTTGACCACTTGATATAATCCAGAAAACACAGCACTCTTAGTTCCGCCTAACTCGTATAGACCACGCTGTTCGTTTAGATCTCCAGGCATAGTAAAATTTAAACGCACAATAGGGTCATGTGTGTCAAAATTAAAGCATTGAAACCTATCATTCCAAGATCCGCCTGTGGCTCCTAAAATTTGATTTTTATCGTCTTTACTAACATTGCCTGATGTTCTTAATACCAATTCAAAAAACTGACTGACTCCAAGCCATGAAGGATCTCCAATAATCTTTAGATCCACTTTAACCATGTCGGCTTGTGGATTTGACAGTGCATCTTGAAAAAGATCAGTTTCTGCTTTGCTTTCGTCACCAAATATTCCAGCATTAGAGTTTCTAATACCTGCAGGATATGATCTTAGATCTAAACCATCGTCGATGTTCATATCTTGTCCAACAAGACTACGAAGATCTATTTTATCACTACTAGTGTCATTCCTTTTGTTTGGGTTTGTTCTTGGCAATTTGGTTTGATAGTAGGCCACTTTATAATTGATGTCTAAATCTAATATATCTGTGTTATTGCCTGTAAAAATATAATCATACTTTTTCTTTACTAGGACATTCTTAGAAGTTCCAATTGTTACTCCAGGTTTAACCAATCTAAAAATGTGTATGTTGTAAGGCTGAATATAATATGTGATTGTTTTTGGGTGTTGCATGGTTATTGTATCAAATCGTCCTGTGTCTGTTTCTATTCTAGATTTGATCATAAACCAATTAACATAATAATCTTCATCATTTAACTTTTGAAAACTGGCATTGGTTATCACAGTGTTGTCATCGTAGGCTGTGTTTGCTCTAAGTTTAGATGCCATATCTTGAATCCATTTTTCTACCACATCTTGAATTGGTTGTAGACTCAACATTGCATCTTCTAAAATTTTTAAAATAGAATCTCCTGGTTGACCCGACCCTGCTCTAGAGTTAAACGAATATCTTTGTGTGTCTCGACCTTGTGCCCAACTGTAATCTTCTCCTTCTTCGTAGTTGACCATATCCACAGTGTTAATACTTTTGTTTTGAGAATTAACTTTGATTGGTTCATTGGAAAACTTATCATCCACAATAATCTTATATTTGTCTTGCATACCTTCAGTAAACAGTCCTGTCTTAGATTCCTGTTCGGTTTG